GATCGCTTTATCAAAGCAAAGGGTGCATTGAGTGATGTAGATACTTTCACAATCTTTACGGAGGATGGTGATTTGAAGATGGCAATTGGTTATTCTTCTATATCAACAAACAGAGTAACATTCACAGTAATCAAAGGATTTGATGGTGATGTAAAACCAATCTCATTCTCATCAAAATATTTAAAAGAAATCCTTACAGCAAATAAGGAAGCAACTAATGCAAAACTCAAAGTATCGGTTGATGGATTATCAAACGTTGAATTTCAGATTGATGATTTTGTATGTAAATATTATTTAGTAGAAATTTCAAATTAATAAAATGGCAGAACAATTAGATTTATTCCCACAAGAGGAATTACAAACACAGGGTAGTGTAGAGATACCACAACCAAAATTAATTAAAGATGCAGAGTGGTGTTTTCAATTTTTCAATAATGAACCAGTAGTATTTGGTTGGTCATCAAAAGAGTCCGAAACAACTCCTTTGGTTCTAAAAACAGAACCAATTGATGGTGAATCATTGACATTCCAACATAATGGAATGGTTTTTAGAATATTTGCAAAAGAAATATCAGAAGAAACAAAATTGGAAAGAACAAAACAAAACGAGTCAGAAGCTGGATCCTAAAGCAGTAATACCAACATACGCCAAAGCAGGTGATGCTGGAATGGATTTAGTAATCACACGCATCATAAACGAAAATAAATTAGACATTACATATGGATTTGGAATTTCATTAGAAATACCTGAAGGTTTTTTGGGATTAATATTTCCTAGATCATCCATAAGAAAATATGATTTAATTTTGACAAACTCTGTTGGTGTAATAGATAGTGGGTATAGAGGTGAACTACAAGCAACTCTTAAAAAGACAGGACCTCATTCATATGAAATTGGTGATAGAGCTGCGCAGATTATCATATTACCATATCCACAAATAGAGTTTGAAGAAGCACAACAATTATCTAATACCGAAAGAGGCAAAGGCGGATTCGGTTCAACTGGAATATAATATGAGTTTTTTCGCAAACGATATAAGTAAAAGAGAACATAGTTTGTGGGTGGAGAAATACCGTCCACAAACACTTGCCGAATATGTTGGAAATGAGCAAGTAAAAGAAACAATCCAACAATATCTGGATACAAATGATATTCCACATCTATTGTTTTATGGTAAAGCAGGAACGGGTAAAACTACTCTTGCAAAACTTATCATAAATACAATAAAATGTGATAGTATGATTATAAATGCATCGGATGAAAACAATGTTGATACTGTCCGTAATAAGGTTAAGAACTTCGCATCATCGGTAGGTTTTGCAGGATTCAAAGTTATTATATTAGACGAGTTCGATTATATGACTCCAAATGCACAGGCGATACTTCGTAACTTAATGGAAACATTTAGTAAACATTGTCGGTTTATTCTTACTTGTAATTACATTGAGAAAATTATTGACCCGATTCAAAGTCGTTGTCAATCTTTCGCAATTACACCACCAACTAAAAAAGATGTTGCAGTGCAAGTTAGTAAGATTTTGGATACGGAAAAGATTAAGTATGACATTAAGAATGTAGCTGATATTGTTAGTTCTTATTATCCTGATATTAGGAGAATACTTAATACTTGTCAATTACAATCAGCAAAAGGAGAATTGAAAGTAGATCATAAAGTAATGGTTGAATCAAATTTCCAAACAAAATTGATTGACTTATTAAAATCAAATGATGACAAACGTAACTTGTTTATGAAAATTAGACAGGCGGTAGCAGATAACCATCTAAACGATTATTCAGAAATGTATTCAATCCTATACGATAAAGTAGATGAATATGCAACCGGAAATGTAGCAAATACGATTATGACAATTGCAGATGGTTTATCCAAAGATGCATTAGTAGTCGATAAAGAAATCGTATTTATGAGTACAATTATTCAAATATTAAATATAATAAAATGACAAACGGACAATATCAGTTACCACCGGATTTTAAATTAACAGACGCAAGAGAAGTTTTATGTAAATGTGGAAATGATACATATATGCCAGGTGTAAGAGTTAGAAAAGTATCTAGACTTCTGACGGGTACACCGGATGATATGGTTATACCTATACAGGTTTTTCTATGTACACAATGTGGTGAAGCTTTAAATGAAATGTTACCAGAAGAACTTCAAAAAAAGATTATTGAGTAATGGCTGCAAAAAAAATATTTGACCATATCAACGCAATAACATCCGAACAAGACCCGAATTATTTTGATAAACTTTCGGATGAAGATTTGAAATCATGGAGTAATTTTATGATTAATCGTTTTCTTTCTATGAAACCAGAGTGGGTTGAATTAATTGCAACCCTACTACCTTTGACGCAAACTTTACAACCAAAGGAAATGTACAAGTTATATATAAGTGTTATTCCAAAAGGAAAATACTTTTTAAAATATATCAAAGGTAAAGCATCGGATAAGTATGAAGAATTTTTAATTAATCTAATTAAAACGGAGTTTCAATGTTCCGAAAAGGAAGCATTTGATTATATTGAAGTTTTATACTCTACAAGAGAAGGTAGAGAACATATGAAGTATGTTTGTGAAAAATATGGTACTGATAAAAAGCAAATAACTAAATTGAAATTAAAAATTTGATAAATCCAAAAAATTTAGTTATATTACATATATGGCAAGAGTATCATTTTCGCAATATAGTATGTGGAGCACATGCGCACAGCAATACAAATTAGCATACATAGATGGATTATCCCAATCGACATCAAATATACATTCAGTATTCGGAACAGCAATGCATGAAACATTGCAAGAGTATTTAAAAATATGTTTGAGAATTTCAAAATCACAGGCAGATAAGAGTATAGATTTGAAGCACTTCTTAAAAGAAAGAATGCGGCAATTGTATATAAAAGAATCGAATAATGGTGAAGTTGATATTTGTACAAAAGAAGAACTTATTGAGTTTTTAGAAGATGGAAATATCCTTTTGGATTGGTTTCAAAAATCTAAAAACTTTAATAAGTTCTTTTCTTTGAAGCACGATGAATTGGTTGCAATAGAACAACCAATAAATACAAAAATATCGGATAACGTAAATTTTTTAGGGTTTATAGATTTGATAGTAAAAGATACATACACAAATCGAATTAAAATAATGGACTTCAAAACCTCAACTAGAGGATGGAGTAAGTATCAGAAAAAAGATCCTGTAAAAAACGCACAAATCCTTTTATACAAAAAATTCTATGCAGAATTAATTGGTATATCCGAAGATATGATTGATGTTGAATTTATCATATTAAAAAGAAAGGTTGAGATAAAAGAAGATATTCCAACACATAGAATCAGTAGGCATGTTCCTGCAAATGGTAAACCATCCGTCAATAAGGCTTGGAGTGGATTTAAAGAGTTTGTAGATAGTGTTTTTGATACTGATGGTAATTATCGTAATGATATTACATACTCAAAAAAACCATCGAAACTTTGCGATTGGTGTGAATTTTTTGGTAAACATTGTGATGGAAAAATTTAAATAAAACAATATATATTTTAAATTAAGTTATGGCAAAAAAGAAAATTCTGTTACTATCAGATGATTTAAGAATGGCTAGTGGTATAGCCAATGTTTCAAAACAATTAGTTTTAGGAACAGTAGACAAGTATGATTGGTTGCAGTTAGGTGCAGCAATAAAGCATCCTGAAAACGGAAAAATTTTAGACTTAAGTGAAGATGTTAGGGCGAGAACCGGAGTTGCAGATGCATCCGTTAGAATCATTCCATTTGATGGATATGGTAATCCTGATATTATCAGACAATTGATTATGACGGAAAGACCTGATGCTATTCTACATTTTACCGACCCAAGATATTGGATTTGGTTATATGAGATTGAGCACGAAATACGTCAATCGGTTCCTTTATTCTTTTATCATATTTGGGATGATTTGCCAGACCCAAAATATAATCGTGATTACTATGAATCATGTGATTGGTTAGGATGTATTTCTAAACAAACATACGGAATTGTAAAACGAGTTGGCACATGGGATAAAGAAAAATACTGGAACAAATTAGAAGATTGGCAAGTCAGTTATGTACCACATGGTATTAATACCGATGATTACGCACCTGTAGAAGTTCCTGAAGATTTTAAAAAGACAATATTTGGTGATAAAGAGTATGAGTTTGTTCTATATTGGAGTAACCGAAATATTAGAAGAAAGCAACCAATAGATGTAATGTTGGCATTCGAATCTTTTAGAAAAAGTTTACCAGAGGATAAACAAGATAAAGTTTGTTTATTAATGCACACTACTCCTGTTGAAGAACATGGAACGGATTTACCAAAAACAGCAGAACACTTGATGCCGGATGCAAAGATTATATTCGCATCAAATAGATATACAGAAAAGGAATTAAACTATTTGTATAATATCGCAGATGTTACTATAAATATAGCATCTAATGAGGGGTTTGGATTGGCAACTGCGGAATCCGTTATGGCAGGAACACCTATCATTGTAAATGTTGTAAATGTCACAGGTGGATTACAAGACCAATGTGGATTCAGAGATAAAAAAACTGAAAAACTTTTAACCGCCGAAGATTATGTTAAAATAGGGTCTTTGCATGATAAAAGTAAAAAAGAAAGTGTTATATGGGGAGATTGGGTAAAACCAATTTGGCCAGTTCGGTCAACAACAGGTTCAGTTCCTACACCATACATTTTTGATGATAGAGTTGATTTTGCAGATGTAGCACCATTGATTAAAGAATGGTATGATATGGGAAGAGAAAAAAGAAAAGAAATGGGATTGAAAGGTAGAACGCATTTTATGGAAGAAGGTGGATTGAGTAGAGATAATATGTGTAAAACATTAGTAGAAGGAATGGAAACTGCATTAGAAAATTGGAAACCACGTAAAAAATATCAATTAGTTACAATATGAAACCAACATTAATATTTCAAGCTCCGGTATCTACAAGAAGTGGATATGGAGATCATAGTAGAGATTTATTACATTCATTGTATAAATTAGACAAGTTCGAAGTTAAAGTAATTAGTACAAGATGGGGGCAAACTCCAATGGATGCTCTTAATTACGATAATCCATTCCACAAATGGGTTGTAGATAGGATAATCCCACAGATAACGGAAAAACCGGACATATACATGCAGGTGACAGTACCGAATGAATTTCAACCAATGGGGCACTATAACATAGGAATCACCGCTGGTATAGAAACTACACATTGTGCATTTGAATGGGTAGGTGGCTGCAATCGAATGGATTTGATAATAGTTCCATCGGAGCATTCTAAAAATATTCTTGCATCTACAATGTTTAACGAAGCAGATAATCAGACCGGACAACTTATAAAACAACACAAGGTTGAAAAACCTATTCAGATTTTGTTCGAAGGATTTGATGAAAATGATTTTGGAACAGAATATGTTGCACATATTACCGAATTGGAATCGGTTAAAGAAGATTTTGCATTCCTATTTGTAGGACATTGGTTGCGTGGAAATTTAGGTGAGGATAGAAAGAATGTGGGCATGATGATTAAAGCATTTGCAACCGCTTTCAAAAATGAGAAAGTAAAACCAGCATTGATTTTGAAAACATCTAGTGCAGGATTTGGTGTTATGGGTAGGGAAGAAATAGTTAAAAAAATAAGAGAAGCATTGGATAAAGATTATGGTAAAGTTCCTGTATATCTGTTGCATGGAGATTTGACTCAATCCGAAATGAATGGATTATATGAACATCCAAAAGTAAAAGCAATGTTAAACTTTACAAAGGGTGAGGGATTTGGTAGACCATTATTAGAATTCAGTTTAACAGGCAAACCAATATTAGTAAGTAATTGGAGCGGCCACCTGGATTTTTTGAAAGGAGGTGGTGCAATACTATTGGATGGAGAACTTAAAAATGTTCATGAATCCGCTGCAGACCAGTTCCTGTTGAAGGAAGCACAATGGTTCACCGTAAATATTTCAAATGCATTGGTTAAAATGAAAGATGTTTATAAAAACTATGATAAGTATAAAATCGCCGCATATCAATTAGGTAAACAAAATAAGCAAAATTTTAGTTTAGAAAAAATGACTAAATTATTTGATACTATTTTGAATCATTATAATGTGTATAATAAAATACAACCTAAATTTCAAAAATTAGAATTACCTAAACTAAAAATGTTAAAGTAAAAAATGTCTAATTACAATCCAATATATAGAAAATTTATAGATGATAGAAATGTAATTGTTCCTGAAAAAATGGTAAGGGGCAAGTTTTATCTAATAAAAGAATACGCTTATATTGATGGAGATAAAAAGAAGTTTACAGAAACAACTGCCCCAATAGTATTTACATTGTTTGTATCGAAAGCAAAAGATATAATACATTGTGTAAAAGTATCCAATGTAAATCCAAATGTTATAAAAAGATTTTTTGGTAAATTTGTAAACGAAGAAACCGAAAAATTACAAATGAGAGGTGGTGCAAAGCAGATATACGAAAAAGTTGTTAGCAAAGTACCAACGATTACAAATGAATCTTATAGAACTTATAAAATGAGCGGATTAAATAAAGTTGTTGAGTTAACGATGGATGTAAATGAAATTACTCCAAAAAACAAAAACGTAACAGGAATAGATACAAAATCACAAAAAAGAAATCAATAAGATATGACATCAAAAGAATTTGTTATATGGATGAAGGGGTTTATGGAAGCATGTAATGATTACACCGCAACCCCAAAACAATGGGATAGAATTAAAGAGGAATTGGAAAAGGTTACAGATGAACAAAAACCAATTGGCACTCCTATCGGAATAGGTGGATTTGGAACGGTGAACGTTACACCTGGAACAACAGGTATTTTAAATATACCAAACCTAAATACATCAACTACATATGTGAATCCACAGAGTGGTAGTTGGCATTATACAAATAGTTAATATGAAATTAAGTTACGCAATTACAGCTTGTAATGAGCATGAAGAGATTATTAGATTGGTCACACAATTACTAAATTATAAGGGTGAAAACTCTGAAATTGTAGTTTTATTAGATACACCAAAAGCACCTATTGAAATGGTTGAATATCTGGAACTACAGGCAAACGCAGACAAGATTACATTAATAGAATCCGAATTTGATAATGATTTTGCTCAATGGAAAAATTTATTAAATTCACAATGTAAAGGTGAATGGATATTTCAATTGGATGCCGATGAATATTTGGATCCAAATCTTATTGTTAATTTGGAGGATATTTTAGATAACAATACTGATAAAGATTTGATTGTAGTCCCACGTATAAACACAGTTGATGGATTAACCAAAACACATATTCAAAAATGGGGATGGAACGTAAACGAAAAAGGTTGGGTAAATTTCCCAGATGTTCAAACTCGTATTTATAAAAAGTCAGAAAAAATTGGATGGGTAAATAAAGTACATGAAAGAATAGTTGGATTTGAAAATTACACATCATTCCCAGCCGATGAGGTTTATTGTATTAGGCATCCAAAAACAATTGAAAGACAAGAAAAGCAAAATAACTACTACGATACTTTATGAAAATAACATTTATATACGCATATGAGCCTGATGAAATTTGGTCCACACCGATGTCATTGGTAAATGAATTTAAAGCATGTGGTTGGGAAACGGATATAGTATCAATTGGTAGTAATAAATCGGGAATATATTCTGACACTAAACTTAAGGAGTGGATAGAATCAAATCCAAAAACTGATATTGTTTTATTTATGGATTGGGGAAGATTTGATTCACCGTTTCTTGATAAAAAATATGTAGATGCATTTTGGATACAAGAAAGTGGTGATGACCCACAAAACTGGGAAAGAAATTCACCAAAAGCAAATAAATTTCATTATACCATTACTCCTGATTATGATTCTTATTTAAAATATAAAGAAATTGGAATAAATGTAGAATGGGTT